GTTTGCTGGGTGAATAGCGAGTTCGGATCCAGCAAGCGCTTAGAGGTTGTTGCTTCTTTTAAAATCTTTTCACTTGTCTCTCTATCTAAGTCTTGATTTTCATAAAGAGAACGATAGCATTCCAAATCTCTTTTTAATAACGAATCTGGGCCGAAATGCTCTCTGATGATTCGAATTGCCTCTTTGTGCTTATCTTGTTCTTTTTTAAGGATAGCTATTGTTGCTTCTTTAATCAGCGCCTCATAAACAAAAGCAGTGTTTCGTTTTTTATTATGTTTAGCTCTCATCTTGTTGCTCCATTATTGTTTCTTTCTTGGCTTCTAATTCTTCAATAAGAATTTTTACTGAGCTGTTTAGCTGCAAAACTTGCCTCTCTTCGTTCTGTTCTCTCAATGAATAAATAGGCTCTTCTTGCTCATAAATACCCCTTGCTAAAGATCTTAGCTCTGAAGCCCCTAAATTATTTGTTCTATAGGTATTAATTTCCGGCGTAGCAATCTTAGAATAATTTCTGGTTCGAGCGCCGGCTGGGCGAGAATCTGTTTTAACGGGATAATATGTTTTTCCTTTTGCTCCTGGCGTCAGGCGTGGGGCGTCACGGTGACCCGGAGGTGCTGCCAAAAGGGCGGACTCTTCGCCACCGGGCTCACCCCCCTCTTCGGCGCCAAGATCAAGTTCAGGGCCGCCAGCTTCTCCGCCGAGTTCCCCACCGAGTTCCCCACCGAGGTCCCCGCCGAGTTCGCCGCCGGCTTCTCCGCCGAGGGCGCCGGGCCCTCCAGCGGCCGTCGCTTCAGCTACCGCCTGCAAAGACGCGTCTTGCTTACGATCATAATACATTTCTCGCTGGCAGCGGACAAACTCCTCATGTGACATATTGAAAATATGCTCTGTGACCCAACGGCGCGAGAAATAGCCCTCGGTGGCAGAGCCAGCAATATCAAACTTCATCTTCCAATGCTCTAATTCTTGCAACTCTGCTATCTTAGATGGGTTGTTAAGCGATAGCGTAAAGTTGATTAAATCGTCTCCTCTAAAGCCTAAAGTATACAAGTGAATGATACCAATTTTCTCTAGCTCGTGGATAACGGTTCTTTGTAATCGCTGTACTGTTCTCGCAAAACGAATATCTTTTTGGGCTAGTGTGGTTTTATCCTCAGTGGCCCCTTCTCCCATCGTAAGATATGATTGAGGAACTTTTAATGCCGAAAAGAGTTTATCACGAAGATATTTGATATCATCAATTTCAGTTGTGTTTGAGCCGCCGGCAATATTTGTTATATCTGTAGCAGAGCCTGCGCGGACTGGAATGTAATAATCTTCCTCAATAGAGAGGGGGTTGTAGCGCAAATCAACTCGACCAGTATCTTTATCGACAATTGAATGCCTTTTAAGTTGTGACACAATTTTCTGCATATACTGCTCAACGTCCTGTGGGGGGATCGCCCCCACATCAATTTTAAACACACGACGTTCGGAGGAGCGCACGATACGATATGCCATCATGGCGTCTTCCATGAGCACAAGCTGGCGCCATATTCGGCGGGCCGGTTCTAATACAGAAGTGCCATAGGGTGAATACTTATCATTTCCAAGAATTCGAAAGTGAGCTATCTGCCAATTCTCAAAGGTCATTCCAGCAGAGTTCCACTGATATTGGACATAATTTGGGTTTGTTGCGTCCAAGCCTTCAAGTCTTTCCATTTCTTGTAATGGTAGCGAGATAGTAGATTGGACACCATGTTTGTCGTCGATGTCCAAATATAGCATGAAGTCACCATATTTGCACATTGTGCGGCACCAACCAAATAGATTGTATTCAACATTCATAACGTTGCGATAAAGAATATCAAGAACTGCCTTAATCTCTTCATTTGAACAATTGATATTTAGCATTGGTCGCAAATTAGAAAATGTTGTCATTTCATCAGCATAGATGTCCATAGAAGATGCTATTTCTGGCATGTACTCCATTTGATCAAAATCAATATATCGTTCGGAACGACGCTGATTTGTGATCGCATTCGCTGCAATAGTATCTAGCGGATTATATTCCTGCCTCTTAAACTGCTGACCGGAGGCGCTTCTGAATCTAGAGGAAAATTTATCCAGATGTTGTCTTCTGATTCTTCGACCCGACTGAGATCGGTAATTGATAATAGGGCCTGAAAACAATCTCGTTAATTTCTTAAACAATGTCGATTGTCTATTGACTGGGTTTTTGCCTTGTTTTGGGTTTCTTGGTGCCATTTATTTTCTCACTTTATAATCCACATATACTCACTATAGAGATCTTGTGCTTCTGTTATCTTATCAAGAGCGTTGTCTTTTTTGTAGCCTATTTGTCCTTTTATTTTAGTATCGAAAGTTGTTCTAGATGTTATGATAGCATCAACAAAGGCTTTTTGATAATTTAAATCGCGCTGATTTGATTGGAGGGCAGTGTCTCTTACCCAACACGCAATTGCTAATGCCATAACTAAGTCATCATTATATCCTTTTAGTGCCTGTGGTTTTCCATTTGTCCAAATAAATGTTCTCAATTCATTAGCCAAACGAGAAGAATATGTTGTAATTAGTTTGTTTCTGATAAACTCTTCTAGTTTCGCCACCACAAGAGGGCGCGTCTTGGAGGACGTTGTGAAGCCTGCTATAGCTGAATTACTGTGTTCTGCCATATGCTGTTCAATATACTCATGGGTTGATTTAACAGAATAATATATATTCGGATATGCAAACTCAACTAATTTATCAAGAACCGTATAACCGATACTATTATTCTCTACGACGACCATCGCATTTCCAAACTCTCTGCCTACCTGATTTAACATATTAGCATATAAATCGGGTGCCGCCTTTCCTTGGTATTCTCCAATAACCTCTAGTGTCTCTACTTTTACAATATGAAATGTGGAATAATCTGCGCCGTCGCCTCTAGCAACATCTGCAACTAGTAAATAATTGTACGCAGGATCGTACTCTTCCCAAATCCAGAAGTTGCGGTCAAAGCCTGTTCGATATTTCGGCTCGCGAATATTAGACATTATCCATTCCATGGCATCTGAATCAATGACGGTCTCGCCAGAAGTATTGAAATTACATTCAAGCTCTTGTGCAATCTGGCGCTTGGACATGTTTTTTGTCTCTTTCTTAAACCACTCTTCATCTCTCTCGGGGTGTACATCCCACATAAAAGTTGTTAATTTAAAATTATTTTCGGCAGATTCGGCGCCAACACAAATTTTATGAAACCAATTCCCAACGCCATTTGGGGTTGAAATGGCGATACACCGACCACCAGTTGATAACGTGGGATATAAACCGGTCCACAACTCTTCTAGCCCATCGATGTGAGCAGCCTCATCAAGCACTAAAAGCGACAATGCTTCGGAGCGGCCGGCATCGCCCGAGGTTGAGGCAGCCTTAATAGTAGATCCATTTGAAAGCTCGAAGGACGTTCTGTTGTCAATTGAGATCTTTGCGATACGAACCCAATCAGGCAAGTATTTCATAATACTTTTAACTTTGCGCACCAAGTTGCCAGCAGTTTCAAATTTGGTTGCCATAACAAGAATAGATTTGTCGCGATGAAACAACATCATCCAAACAATATAACCGGCTGTAAGTGTTGAAATGCCAAGTTGGCGGCCTTTGTTTATCACATTAAAACGATAATCATTAAAATATTTTAACAAATCGTCTTGGTAATCAAAGGTGTTAAATAAAATAAGGCCGCGCATCGGATGTGATATGCGGGCATATGTATTGAGAAAATAAATTGGATCTTTACCGCACTTTAATATTTCCTTGACCTGCGCTTTTTTGTCTAATTGAAAACTCATACATCTTTCAGTGCCGCAACAACCTCATCCCTGTTGGCGAGATTGCCTTCTCCATCTAAAACAATCATTTTCTCCATGCCCTCGACATGCATCATTTGAATTAATTCATCGTCAGATTTTTGATTAAGACCCTCTGGATCTGATACGTCGTATAACTCATCTGGGGCGC